AGACTGTCATATATAACCTCAGGACATATACCTAACACGCCTAACATATCCAGCGCTTCTTTGAGATCACTGAGTTCTTTTTCTTGTACAACTACATTGTCTTTAGATTCTGTGACCTGTTTGGCTTTACCGGCCATCATAGATTCATATTTTTCGTCATGCACTTCTTGACCACAGCTATGACATTTATGCTCAGCCAACGAAATCAGTTCGTTTTCTAATTTTTCTAAATTTCGCTGTTCTTTTTCAACCGCAGAAGTTTGTTTGGCTATCAACGATACTAAAGAATTTTTATCTTTGTTGTTTTTGCTCCATTCAACTAATGCACGTTGATTAGCAATCTCAACATCGATATCTATATCGCTGAGTCTGTCTATGCTTTTTAGTAGATTAGTTATAGCAGTTTCTTTCTGTTCTTCCCACATACGCTGTTTGCGGATCAGTGATTCTATGCTTTGTTGTATTCTTTCATTGCTGGCTTTCACAGTTTCTATTCTAGTGTTTTCTGTAGCCACTGCTTCTTTGGTTAATTTAATCTGTTCCTTGAGGGCTTCAGCTTTTTCACTGAGCAGAGTGATCCCCAACAGTTGTTCAATAATAGCACGTTGTTCTGCAGCCTTCATGCTGAGAAACGGTTCTGTATACGTATTCAATGCCACGAGATGTTTGAACATCTCGTGCTTCATTGAAATCATTTCTTCGATGGCTTTTTGTGTTTCTCTGCTGTCGCCTTGGCTTTCATCAAGATCTGTGAGTTGTTGTTCCTGCCCGTTGATAGAGAATTTTAATATATTAGGTTTACGACCACGTTCGATGTGATATTCAACACCGTCTTTGTCAAAGGTCACTGTAGTTAACATGCCTTTGCCGTTGATCTTGTTGATAAGATTGTCACGCTTGATATTGGTCAATGCCTGTCCGTAGATGGCATAGCTGAGACCGTTGATGATCGTGGTCTTACCAGTGCCGTTTCTAGCACCCGAGTCATCTCCGCCAAGGTCTAGATTTTCACCTAGAACTAGAGTTAGTTGGCCGCGATCAAAGTCTATGGCCTGGGTTTGAGCTCCCACGCTCATGAAATTACGAACGGTTAGATTTTTTATCTTAATTGTCATAAGTTTTGATATATGTTTAACAGCAGTGATTTGTCATAGTTTTCGCTGTCAATGGCATTAATCTGGTTCATCACTATGGTGTCCACTGATTCAAAATTGATGTCAATAGGAGCAATGTTGGTTTCTATATCCACCTTCTCTGGAATCAGCATCAGTTCACGCAGCTTGTACTGAGGAACAAATTGTTCTTTGATAAAGTTAGCTTCTTCAAAGGTAATAGGTAGATCGATGGTCACACGGCAGTGCATCTTTTCTCGCAACAATTGATCTGGTCGATCGATGATTTCACTGAGCTTATATGTGCGATATACTGGTTGACCTGGCCAAATATGATACTCGGGCTTGCTGCCCCATTCTAATATCATCATACCACGGTCGTCGTCACCTGCATCAGCATAGTTATGAGGAAATGCGTTGCCTATATAGGTAACATTGCCTTTGGTCTGGCGTTTGTGGAAATGACCGCTGAATACATATTCTTGATTAGTAAAATGTTCTGCTTGCAATTGTCCGTGATCCGGCATCTGTACCATAGCATTCATATAGAACAACGGTAACTCTAAATGACCGAATATGTAACGGCTTTTGAGTTTAGGAATATCACGCCACTCTTCGCCTACCAACCAAGGCATGATTGTAACATTGCCTTCTGTGAGCGTTTCTTTGATTGGAATTACATTAGGAAACAATCGCATGAATTCCACAGAGTTGATTTCACGTTTGTCTTTGTAGAACAGATCGTGATTGCCTAGAATGAAATATACTCGTTCAAAACTCTGACTGAGTTTTTCTAGATTGCTCACAGTATAATTCATAGTGCTGACATCAGTGGTACTTCTGTTGTGATGCCAGTCACCGAGAAATATGGCAGTTTCGCAGCCTTGTTCTCGGGCTGTGTCACAGAACCAATTGACAAATTCTTCGCAGTCAGTGTTGTGCGTTCTACTACCCGACTTGAGACCAAAATGTATGTCAGTGAAGCAGGCTACTTTCTTGAATAGATTCATAGTGTTATTATATTATACCAGCAAACAAATGTCAATCCCAATCGCTGGTGTTAACATTTACCACAGGCGCAACTCCTCCGTTGCCTCCACTGTTTTGTCGTGTCCACGAAGGATTCATTCCGTTCATTTCGAGAATGTCGTCTCGAATGTTTTGATTGCGTTTTTCCAAGTTGATAATTCTAACGAATGAATTAGTAACAGCAGCAGTATAGTAGGCAAAAGGATTATCAGATTTACTTTCATCGAATTGTAGTCCTATTTGAGTTAGTTGAAGTATTGCTTGGCCTTTCATTTCATCATTGTAAGTGTAGCCACGAACATTGCCACGAGTAGCATATCGTTCACATAGCTTGATGAACATACGGGCTAGATTGTTGGTCATCTGACCGTGATCCTTGGAGAATTTTCCTTGATCGAGATCACCCTGCCAATGACTTTTGCCCACGCACACAAGATTGTCGTTGACATCATATTTCCAATGCTGAAACGGTGGGAAGTTGACCTTGTCATGACTGTCGGCAGTGTTTTTGAGAGTCTTCTTGCGACCCGGTGCTAACGGTATATGCGTGAAGGTCATCACCCGAAAAACCAAGTCCTGTTTCTGCACCTTGCGATAGTCCACTTCAAACTCTTTTGCTGGCATTTTTTTACCAGCTGCGGCCACAGCTGACTCGTGTGCAGCCTTGGCCATTTTAGATGCTCGATTTCTTTTGGCTTCTGCTATAGTACGTATGTTCAGCTTTTCCAAGTTTGTAACAATAAGGTCGTAGTCGCCGTATGCGGGGTCTGTGAAACTACAGTAGGTGTTTTTGCTGAGATGTATCTCTCTTAATAGATCTTTGTTGGTCAGATACTTGATTTTAGGTACAATTGTCAATTAGAATTCTCCAAGGTTAGTTATATAATAGCATATTTTTTCTATAATAAATAGTGTATATGACAAGGAAATCTGCTCAAAATGGCTCGTAAGACTTATCCCAACACGCCGCAAGAAGAAGCTGACAGAATCAATAAAAAAAGTGGTGATCCCAACGGCATCACTGCGGCACAGGTAGCAAACAATCGAAATTTAAACGAATCGCTGTCTGCACCATTTGGCATCTTCGGTTCTAATAAATCTTCATCCGGTCCTAACAGCAATCCCGTCGCGCCTTTTTCCACGCTGGTAGCAGGGATCTCTGACGGTATAAGTCGATTTACTAATGAAGCACAAGCTACATTACAGAACCAAGTTTCACCACAAGCCAAGGAAAATCTTGACAAACGCAGTGCAGAACTTTCGGGAGACATAGGATCGGGATTAAATGGCATGAGCGGTGGCTCCAGGTTTGACGGCAATTCGGCCATGGGCATAAACAATGTTGTACAGACCAGAACCGGCGGTGCTATAGATACTCTGAGATCAGTAGCGGGATCAACCAGTAACATAGCAGCAGATATCTCCGGAACAATCAATAAACTTACCGGTGGCAATCTTGCCGGCGGACTAATGAAAGCTGCCGGCGGAATCAGTGCAGCTGCCGGTATGCTCAATAACTTACTTAGCCTCAAGCGAGGAGTGAATATTCCCAAAGGGGCAGAAGTGTTTGCCAGTCAAGGTCAAGCCATAGAACTACAACCAGGAAGCAAAGACGATTGGCGAGTGAGAATCACTTGTAATTGGAACATATTTAATAGTGCGATGTTTGATAGACTCAAAGACACAGGCGGTGTGGTATGGCCGTATCTGCCAAACATCACAGTGTCAACCAAAGCTGAATACAATGCAGTCAATCCTGTACACAGCAATTACGCCCAGTATAACTACAAAAACAGTGTGGTAGAAGACATACAGATCAGTGGTGAGTTCAGCTGCGAAACAGAAACAGACGCTGCCTATTGGATTGCCGCTACTACATTTTTTAAAACAGCTACCAAGATGTTTTTTGGTCAAGGAGATAACGCAGGTAATCCTCCTATTATATGCAATCTCACCGGATATGGCGCCAGTGTATTTGATAGAACACCTATTATTATAAAAAGTTTTTCAGTGGATCTCAAAGACGATGTCAATTACATTCTCTGCGATACCTATAAAACTAGAACTTGGGTACCGGTGTTAAGTACTATATCGGTCACAGTTGCTCCTGTGTATAGTAGACAGATGCTGAGACAGTTTGACATACAAGATTATGCTCGAGGCAGGATGGCCGAAGCTGGCGGCGAAGGCAATGTGGGATACATCTAATGGCCAAATATTCTAAAAACAGCCCTTGGGCAAATACTCGACAAAACAATTTTTATCTTGATTTGCTAGAGGTAAGACCGGTGCCTGCAGAGTCTGATGATTTTAGATATGTGATAGAAAATCAATATCGACATCGGCCTGATCTATTAGCATATGATACCTACGGCAGTGCTAAACTGTGGTGGGTGTTTATACAGAGAAATATGACTGTGCTGAAAGATCCAATCTATGATTTTGAACCAGGCACGGTAATATATCTGCCCAAAAAGACTAACCTACAAAAGTTTCTAGGAGTTTAAATGGCGTCAAGATTTGTTCCTGAAGGTCAACAATTAGTGTTCAAACCGGACGGCAGTGTGGTCAGAACAAATTCCACTAATAGCTCTATCCCCATAGGCACAGCGACAGACATCACTGATCAGACATATTACAAGCCGTCTGTGAAATTGAAAGATGGAAAATCCACCCAACAAGCAAAATCAAATACCACGGCAGCATCTGCGATCAAAAATCTACCACTCAAGGTCGCAAACCCTATGGAGCAATTTGCAAGTTTTAATGTATTGTGGACCATGGCTTGCCTTACCCCAGCACAATATAACGATCCTAGATCATATAGAAATAATCTCAACGATCTCGAGAACATTGTGTTTTCAAGTGGAGGTAGATTCGACAACAATCGTGTGAACACTTTTTTCGGAACCCCAGAATATTATATCAATAATTTTGTTATGCAAACCATAATTGGTGCCAATGAAAAAACTGGCAACAGCAATGCTATAAAATTTTCCTTTGATGTTATTGAACCGCATTCCATGGGCTTGTTATTACAGAGCATGCAGGCAGCAGCATTGAACGCAAAGTATGAAAACTATTTAGATGGTGCACCGTTTGTGTTGCGAATGGACATACAAGGATACGATGACAAGGGCATTGAACTCACCGTCATAAAACCTAAGTTTTTTGTAATGAAAATTACAGCTACAAAATTTACAGTCAACGAAAGCGGATCGATCTATAAAGTAGAAGCAGTTCCGTGGAATCATGCAGGGTTTTCTGACTCAGTGAACACTGCCTACAGCGAGGTTAAATTATTCGGAAAAAATGTTTATGAAATGTTGGCTAACGGACCAGGAAGTTTAGCAGCATATCTTAATGCCAATGAAGCCAAACTAGTTGCAGCAAAAAAAATTAAACTGCCCGATGAATATGTCATACAATTTCCAACTCAATCTAGTGATTGGATATCTTCGGCAGTGAATTCAACAGAGACCAACAGAAGCACAGTTAATCTCGACGAGGTTCAGAATCTCACTAATCGTTCGATTCTAAAGACAATTACAAAACAATCAAAAAAAATTGCTGCTCCCGGGTTAACAGAACAGAATGCCATTGCCGCAGCAAAATTAGGGTTTGACGAATTGAGTGGAGGAAATCCGTTGTTCAAGCGGGCAGGAGATCAGTACGATGAAAAAACAGGGGTGTTGATCCGGGACGGTATGACCATAGATCCTAAGACTCGTGCCTTTCAGTTTGGACAAGAGCAGTCATTGACAAGTATTATAAATCAAGTCATTCTCAGTTCGGATTATGCAGCTCGGGCAATAGATCCTAAATTTTACACTCCTCAAGGATATATTAGATGGTTCAAATTAGATGTGCAGATTGAACTATTAGGACTTGACGACAGCGTTGGCGATTACGCTAGAAAAATCACATTCAGAGTGGTTCCGTATCTCATCCACCACACAATTTTTGCCAATGCCACGTCAGCACCGGTAGGCTATCATGAATTGATGAAAACTGTAACTAAAGAGTATCAATATATCTATACAGGACAGAATGTAGACATTCTTGGATTCAACATTGAGATCAATCATTTGTTTTATACGGGTATAAATCCCAAGCCCGAAAACGAAGCAGCGCAAACCGGCAATCAAGATCAAAAACTCGCCCAGCAATCCAATTCATCTGTGAAGTCTGGTCAAGGACTGGCCCCGGAAGCACAGACTGCTCAGGCCGGACGTGCAAGACAAAGAAGAAATCCCAAACTGTTAGCAGGATATAAAGGCGGCTCAAATGACAAAACGGTAGAACAAAACGTAGCTGAAAATTTTCAAGAGGCATTTATCAGCGGTAGTAGTGCAGATATGATAAGTGTTGCTCTTGAAATTTTAGGGGATCCATATTGGTTGATAGATTCGGGAATTTCTAATTATTTTGCAAATGCTGAATCGCCGGTATCTCAGATAACCGATGACGGTACAATGAATTATGAGAGCGGCAATGTATATGTGTACCTAGAATTTCGAACACCGGCAGATATCAATACTACAACTGGCTTGTATGATTTTTCTATAGCCGGTAAAGAAAGTCCTTTTGGTGGCATATACAGGGTAACCAAGTGTGAAAATACATTTGCTGACGGTGCTTGGAAACAAAAGTTGTCATGCCTTAGGATGCCAGGTCCACAAGGCCCGGAAGTTAATGAGACTGTTACTGGAGACGGTGCTTCTAAGATATCCAAGATAGACAGTCCTGCGGTACAAATAGGCGAAGCTGTACCTGAAAAAAATAGTTTAGTAGACAACAGTTCTGTCACCAACAGTTCGCTGACCACTGACAACTTGAGGGCTACTTCTAGAAGAGAAGCCGCAGCTGTACGCCGGGACAAACCAACAACAACTTCTAATCAAGCACCAACAGTAGTTGGATTCAAATATTACAGAGACCTAGGACAAAATTAATGGCAGAACTTAGCAGACCATCAGTTGATGATGCAGACAGACGAGGCGGATTAACCACGGGCATTTATGTTGCTAGAGTTATCAGTCACCTTGATCCTACATTCATGGGATCTATAGAAGTTAACTTGCTTAAAGATCAAGCCAACACTATCGGCGATGACAGCCAGACTTTTATTGTAAAATACGCATCCCCATTCTTCGGATACACCCCCTTTGAATTCATGGGTAAAAACGACGGGTCTAAATCAACCATCGACGGATTCAGTGACACACAAAAATCATATGGTATGTGGTTTGTACCACCGGATGTGGGAGTCAATGTACTAGTGCTGTTTGTAAATGGAGACCCCGCAGCAGGTTATTGGTTTGCATGTGTGCCAGGTAGAAATATCAATCATATGGTGCCGGCCATAGCCGGTAGCACTGTAAACAACCTCGACGCTGAAGATAAAAAAAGGTATGGCCCTATGAAAGATGGTAACGGCAATCCTTTGCCTTTGCCTGTGGCCGAGGTTAACAAACGCATCAACGGCGATTTAAAATTAATAGATCCGGAAAAATATCCTAGGGTAGTGCATCCTATAGCGGATAGATTCCTTGAACAAGGCCTGTTGGAAGATGATGTTAGAGGATTTACAACTTCGTCACCGAGACGGGAAGCACCTAGCATGGTGTTTGGTATTAGTACACCCGGACCTCTTGATCGTAGAGCCAGAGCAAAAAAACAACAGATAGGCAAGTCAGATAGCCAGGCTACTGTGCCTGTGAGTAGATTAGGTGGCACACAGTTGGTCATGGATGACGGCAATGATAGATTCCACAGAGAAAAATCCGCTGCCGAAGGACCAGTGAAATACATCGATTTGTTAGACCCTGCTAATCAACGAAAAGGTGACACAGGATCTGCCACGATTCCAGCCAGTGAATACTTTCGTGTAAGAACTAGAACTGGGCACCAGATTTTGATGCACAATTCAGAAGATTTGATCTACATTGCCAATGCCCGAGGTACAACATGGATAGAACTTACCAGCAATGGTAAAATAGACATATTTGCCGAAGACAGTATTAGTGTGCATACTCAGCAAGATCTTAACATACGTGCTGCTCGAGATATAAATTTAGAAGCAGGCAGAAATATCAACATGAGAACTGAATCAGGTAAGTGGCATGTGGAAATAGCCACTGACATGGAGTTTTTAATCAATGCAGATGCTAAACTCACAGTGGGTGCTAATCTTGACATATTAGTAGGTGCCAAGACTAAAATATCTACTAACAACGATTTAGATATTGCGTCCGGAGCAGAAACTAAGATTAGTTCTACATCAGATATAAATCTCGGTAGCGGTGCTGAACTCAAACTCAACGGTACTAAAATCAATTTCAACGGACCAAATAACGCAGAAACTGCTGCGGCTGCTGACTTTGTGAGGCCGTACGATCTTAGAGATAATCCAGCTACCAGTACAGCCGCAGGTTGGGATCAACGCTACCAAGCTGGGATTGTGAAAAGCTTCATGAAGCGTATACCTATGCATGAACCTTGGGCACTGCATGAACATCGAGCACCGGATACATTAACACCGGATAAAACAGATAGGGATACCTAAACATGGTTACTAGATTATACAATCAAAAAATTGCCGCACAGAGTGTGGCCAATGTCACTGAAAATCAGGCCAAATACACATACAAAGGTTTCAGCTCTAGCGAAGCCAATAAAAATTTCAAACTCTATGATATCAATCTTGTCAAGCAGGATTTAATCAATCATTTTTATATCCGCAAAGGCGAGAAACTAGAAAATCCAGAATTCGGCACAGTGATCTGGGACATGCTGTTTGAACCATTTACACCGGATGTCAAAGAAATCATAGCCAAGGATGTAGAAACCATTGTCAACTACGATCCTAGGATTACCGTACAAGAAGTGCAGATAGACAGCACGGATCAAGGCATGCGTATCCAGGTCGAATTAATTTACAGACCTTTTAACATCACTGAAAAAATGGCACTTAATTTTGATAAAACCAACAGGGTTATAAACTGACCATTTAATTTTTTAAGGTAAATATTGGTATGACTACAACCAGCAGGCAAAATAATTTAATCTTAAATCAAGATTGGACTAGAATCTATCAGACATTTAGAAATGCTGATTTCAAAAGCTACGACTTTGAAAATCTACGTAGAGTTATTATCACGTACCTTAGAGAAAACTATCCTGAAGATTTCAACGACTATATAGAATCTAGCGAGTATCTTGCACTCATAGACGCTATTGCTTTTCTAGGACAGAGTTTGGCATTCCGTATAGATCTTGCCAGCAGAGAGAATTTCATTGAACTAGCTGAAACCAAAGAAAGTGTATTGCGTATAGCTCGTATGTTGAGTTACAATGCCAAGCGAAATGTGACTTCCAAGGGATTGTTGAAATTCACTACCATAAGCACCACTGATAATATCGTAGACAGCAATGGCAAGAATCTTGCTCAACAGCTGATAACCTGGAACGATCCCACCAACACCAACTGGCTAGAACAGTTTCTCACAGTATTGAATTCTGCCATGGCAGATAACACAGAATTTGGTCGCAGTCAAGGTTCGGCTATAATTCAAGGGATAGCTACAGAACAGTATAGATTCCGTACCACTAGCTCGGATGTGCCACTGTTTTCATTTAATAAAAATGTCAGCGGCCTGAATATGGGATTTGAAATAGTATCTACAGCATTTAAAAACAGTGAAAACATCTACGAAGAACCACCTGTGCCCGGCAATCAATTGGGTTTCGTATACAAAAATGACGGGTCGGGACCTGGCAGTGCAAACACAGGATTTTTTATACAGTTCAAACAGGGAACTCTTGAGCTAGCGGAATTTACTGTGGATGTACCAACCACTAACGAAAAGATTGCCTTAGATGCAGGCAACATCAACAATGACGATGTGTGGTTATTTTCATTGAGTTCACAGGGCACACAACTAGAAGAGTGGACCAAGGTATCATCTCTGGTAGGCAATAACATAGCCTATAACAGCGTTGCTCAGGACATTCGCAACATTTATGCTATAAACACCAAAGAAGATGACAACATTGATTTGGTATTCGCAGACGGAGTTTATGGAAATCTACCGCAGGGATCATTTAGAGTATTTTATAGAACCAGTAACGGGTTGAGTTATACCATATACCCTAACGAAATGCGAGGGATCAACATCAGCGTGTTATATCTTAACAAATCTGGAGTTGAGCAAACATTAACTATTGGTCTGGCACTACAGAACACAGTGTCAAATTCAGCAGCATCAGAAGATATCGATGTTATCAGAGCCAACGCTCCGGCAGTGTACTATACACAGAATAGAATGATCACAGCAGAGGATTATAATCTTGCTCCGTTGATAAGCTCTCAGAATATTCTGAAAATCAAAGCAGTGAATAGAACCTCTAGCGGAATCAGTAGAAATTTTGACATCATAGACGCTACAGGAAAATACAGCAGTATTAATGTATTTGGCGATGATGGGTATATCTATAAACAAGAAAATGAATCTACGCTGTCATTTAAGTTTTCTAATAGATTAGATATCATTAATTTTATTAGACGTAGTATTGAGCCTGTATTCACAGACACCGAAGTTTATAATTTTTATTTCACAAAGTTTAATAAAATACTGTTCACAGACACTAATACAGTCTGGCAAGCATTGACTAGTGACACTGGATATTTTAAAAATCTTGTAGACAATTCGCTGCTTAAAGTAGGCACGTATTCAACTGCTGTTTTAAAATACCTACTAGTAAACAGCTCAATAAAATTCACAGCCCCGCAGGGATTCGCATTCAAAAAAGGAAAAATTGTCTCGGCCGATCTTACAGATCCGACACAGACTTCTAGTCTTTGGACCAAGGTAGTTAGAGTAATCGGTGATGGAACTAATGCTGGCCGAGGTGTGTTGACCAACGGACTGGGCCCGATTCTCTTCAGTGATGTTATACCAACTGGTGCTGTGGCTGAGAGAATTGTGCCAAGATTTATCAACGATCTTGACAGCGCATTGGAAACTGAAATAGTTAATCAAGCAGCAGCAAACCTTAATTTTGGACTGAGATATTCTGATATAGAATCTCAGTGGAAAATAATCACAGCCAGCAATCTCAATCTTGTCGACGATTTCAGTCTAGGTAAATCAGGCGATACTACCAACACCGCAGTGGATAGTTCGTGGATCGTGGCTTTTGTCA